AGACAAATCCCTTAAGTACTTTGAACTTTAGCTCGGCTAAATCCCTTGCTTCGTCCAACATCCTCAGGAAATGTCTATCCATATTTTTAAAACCTGTAGAGTGCTTACTGCACCACTGACAGTCAAATTCTTCGTATTCGAAGTTTTTAAGCTCGTGTATACCCACTGCGTTTAAGAATTACCCTACTGCGTTTAAGAATTAACGCCCTTGTCCTCTGTAAGCTTTCTTGTGTCCTCTTTTGCCTGGTGATGCATTTTTAGAATGCACACCTGGTCTTTTTGTTTTTCCACCTCCACTATAGAGACTATCTATCTTCTTCGCCACTCTTCTTACTCTTTTCCCAAGTTCTACCCACGAAATAAGCCCCGTAAACCGTTATAAGCAAGCTCTGGAATATTGGAACGTATTGTTCCTGTACTTTAAATCCTGCTATATTTCCATCCGTAAAAGCCAACAGTGTAAACATAACCGTTAGAAACACAAGTACAAGAGGACGTATGTTCTTTGACAAGAACGAGTCCGATTGCATATCATACTTCCAACGTGATGTAACTTGGTCCTGCGCTTCCTTGTCAGCCTGCTCAAGCAGCTCCTGAAGCCTTCTCTTGGCTTCTAAGCGTTCTTCGTCACTTGTGTGGAGGTTATCTATTACTTTACCGATATCTCTCAGCAAACCGCCTGTAAGAGCTTTAAATATCTTTTTCATTAGTACGTCCAGATTACACCAATAGACTTATCGGGATCTATATCAGCGTGTATAAAGCTGCTTGCTATTCCAATTCTGCTAAATCCAACGTCTAAAAGGCAATTAATTAAATCAAATCTATCGCTACTTCTCTTGCAGGATATATCTACCGCAAGTCCCTTGAGGTGACTGCTATTACTCTTACCACCAACAGATTCGTTGTGTGCAGGTGTTCTAAATCCACTATTGATATGTATGGGCTTGTCAAACTTATCTCTCACCTCATCTAGCATTTCTAATAAGTTCTTATCCATTAGCTGACCACTACCTTGTACGTCAGGGCTATCAAACTCGCTATAATTAAAGTATCTTAACATAAACCACAATGCATACAGATATCACACATTATTTCTTCTTTTTTAACTCATACCACTTTTGAACTGTGTAACCAATAGTAACTAACAATAAAAGTATTTTAAGGCTATCTTCTAATATATCCATCGTACTAACTGTAATAGCTGATAAATTAATTATATAAAGTTTAAGTGAGTTTAAGTCCATTTTTTATTTAATAAGGAAGCCCATCTATATGATCGGGCTTACTGTTTATCATAGTTACGTGAGCTAAGTGTCTACTGTTTACTTTCTCCTCTATTTCGTTTTTAGTTTCTCCCATATAGTCAAAACACCATTCTAACATAATCTCTTCAGTTAGTTCTTCGAAAGGAATAAAATCTTCATCTATCCCATTATATTCGTTTACAACGATATAATAGCTTCTTACCAAGTGGCTATCACCCGTCTGCGCATATACGCAAGTAATGTTAGTTACAAAACCATCATCTTGCTTTCTTGTTGCATTTGTTATTTGCCAACCGTTCTTCATATTATTGACTTATATGCTCATTATAAGCAGCAATAACTTCATCTGTCCATTCAAGCACAGCGTGTTTTTCTAACTCTAAAGGTAAACTAGCTACATCTGTATCAGGCGTATAGCTTTCTCTTTGGTTTGAAGAAGATATAACGTTAGTTTCTTCTCCAATAGTTTCTGTTACCTCTATTAAATATCGTGCTTGTAGTATCTTAAAATCTCCTACAATTTCTAATTTATCTAATTTTCGTGTTTTTGTTAATGACATTGTTATTTATTTTTTATGTTGTTTTATATGTAAATATACCTGACACATATGAATTACCGTATTGTGGGACGCTGAATGTTTGTGTAGCTGCCCCCGCTTCGACAAAATTTGCTTTTGTTGTGTTTCTTAACGCATAGCCACCATAATCAAGCCTGTTTTGTTCATAATTAAAGTTTGTTATAAACTTTGGGGTGTTTTCACTAGCTAAATTTAAAGCACGTACAGTAAAAGGTAAATTGTCTATGCTTGTAAGTGTGTAATCAACATTTACAGCTGAAAATGAACCTCTAAAATGTAATGAAAAACCTACTGTAACAAAATCTCCAACTCTTTCATAATATCCTGTGTGTGTTCCATTAGGCGGGAATAAACCACCATTCGTATTGAAAGTTCTTGTAACTGTTGGTGTGAAAGTACCTTTTTCGTAATCTTCCAATAAATTAGCTGCTGCTGTACCACCTATGTAAAGACCACTTGCAAACTCATTACCACCACCTGCTGAACCATTCGCTGCTGCTGTAATTCTACCTTGTGCATCAACTGTAATATCTGCTGCTGTATAACTCCCTGCTGTTACTGCTGTATTAGCTAATTGGTCTGCGCCTACTGCATCATTCGCTATACTTGTTGTAATGGCTGTTGTACCACTTCCTGTTATATCCCCTGATAGTGTTACTGTTTCGTTACCTGTAATATATCCTTGACCTGTTACAAATGTGTGTATTTGGTCGCCTGTCGCTAAAGCTGTACCTGCATCTGCAACTGTACCTGTAACAACACTCAAGGCAGGTGTAGAAGTACCTGTTGCTACTGTAAGTTGATTTGTAGTAGAACTTGATACACTTGTTACTGTACCTGTATTAGTGGTATATCCTGCTCCGTTTGTAAGTTGGTTATTGTTAGTAGGGATAACGGTATCTCCTTCTAAAGCAGTTCCTGCTGTCGTTCCTAATACCATACTAACCTTTGAATTGTTAGTACTTATATCACTTATTTGTTGAGCAGTTATAGTTGTAGTATCACCCGCTAAAGCTGTTGTTGATGTTGTGCCTAATTGTAGTAAAGCAGTATCTCCTTCTAGTGCTGTACCTGCTGTTGTACCAAGTGCCAAGTTACTTGTACCTGCTCCTATTGTAGTTCTTACTGCTGAAGCATCAGCATCATCTAGTATTGTTTTGGCAAAAGTAGATATAGTAGTGTTGGCAGGAAGTGAAAGCGTTTTAATATCAGCATCTACTTCACTATCCATTAACGCTCCTGCTGCTGTAACATTAGCTGTATCAGTAACATCTGCATTTTCTTCAATAGTACCTAGTTTAGTAGATGAAGCACTATCAAAACTTATCTTTGCATTATTTGTCGCTACATTACTTTCTATTGTATCTAAATCTACTGCTTGAGTAACAGAAATATGACCTACTTTAGTAGCATCTGCACTTGGGTAGCTATTCTTTGCGTTGTTAGTCGCTATGTTACTCTCCATAGTATCTAAATCAACAGCTTGTGTTACAGAGATGTGTCCAACCTTTGTTGCATCAGCACTAGGATATGTGTTTTTAGCATTGTTAGTAGCAATATCACTTTCCATTGTGTCAAGGTCTACTGCTTGAGTAACTGATATATTGCCTAGCTTTGTAAGGTTTGCAGCAGTTGTAAACTTGTTTGTAGTACCTTCTGTAATATCATCTGTATCAAAGTCAGTAAAGTCAATAGCAATATCATTTGCGTTTGCTGTAATACCTGTGCCACCTGCTACATTTAGTGTTACATCTCCTGTTGTGCCACCACCTGTTAGACCATCTCCTGCTGTTACTGCTGTAATATCTCCACCGCCCGAACCGCCTGATGATGAAATGGTTACTGTACCTGCTGCTTCAGTTATACTTACGTTACTTCCTGCTGCAAAAGTTAGTGTTTCAGAAGTATCAAGTGTATTACCACCTGCTACAACAGGTCTACGTGTTACTTTAGCTGTGTTAGCTGTTACATCAGTATTTGCAGATACTCTAGCATCAGTATAATATAAGTTTGTACCCTCACTTAAATCACTTGTACTCTTATTTGATAGGTCTAAATTTGCGCCTGTCTGTAAGTTTACCCTTGCATCTGCTCTTGCATCTGTATAATAAAGGTTACTAGAACCCTCTGTTAATCCATCTGTGTTTGTTGGGTTTACTTCTGCTCCTGCTGCTATGCCATCAAGTTTATCGTGATGTGCAGTAGACATAACACCTGCTGCTGAACTACTTGCTTCGCTTATAGTAGCATCTGTACCACCTGAATTTGTTACTGTAACAGAAGTTGTAGTTGTAGATGTGCCTAAATCAACACTTCCACCACCTCCACCTGATGAAGCGATAGTAACAGTACCTGCGGCTTCTGTGATTGTAACATTACTACCTGCTGTAAGTGTAAGGCTTTCTGATGTTTCTAAAGTATTGCCACCTGCTGTAATTGGTCTGCGAGTTACTTTGGCATTATTAGCAACTATGTCATCAGCTTGTTGTGTCGTAATACCCGTTTTAAGCGTGTTTGCTGCTATTTCAGAGGCTTGTGTAGGGGTTATGCCCACTTTGGCTGTGTTCGCCGTAATTTCGTTAGCCTGTGCCGTTGTTATGCCTGTCTTGGCTTTGTTGGTTTGTATGTCAGAAGCTTGTTGAGCTGTGATTCCTGTCTTAGCAGTATTGGCTGCAACGGCTGAATTAGCACTCACTCTAGTATCTGTATAGTAAAGATTAGAACTTCCTTCTACAATATCATCTGTGTCAAGGACAACTGCGCCTGTTTGTGTGTTTACAGAAGATACGGCACCACTAGGCAAATTAGTAAGACCTGAACCATCACCTGTAAAAGATGTAGCTGTTACATTACCGGCATTATCTAATGTAACACCAGAGCCATTACCGTTACCATCAGTAAGTTCTTTAGCAGTCCCACTGAGTTCAGCATTGTCGCTTGTCTTTATTATACCCTTGTAGGTATCTTTTATTTTTTTACCTGTTAAACTTGCCATAATTATTTGTTTCTGTATTTATCGTAACATATTGCTAACGCCTTTTTTTTTCCGTATTCTCCGCTAATTTGAATAACACATCTTTGGATGAACTCCCTTTGCTTTTCTCCTGATTTTGGATTTGGTATTGGCATTTACTTAAAAACTGTTTTAACTTGTTTATGTTTTGTTCTTTTGGTTTATATCTCATAATACCCATCCATTGAAGCTATCAGACTTATCGGGATACATTCCATCTTGACTAGAGTCATTATATTCAGGATAGCTACTGCTATTATCTATTATATAATCTAAAAATCTTCTAGTATAGAATTGAGCTTTACTCTTTGAGTTCTCAACTAGATAATGTATTTCTTCCATCGAAGGAGTCTCTGAGGACTCACTTCGATGTTTGTAAACACCTCCGTTACTTACTTGGTAGGACGCAAACATATAATAGTCTGACTGAGCAAACCATATAAGCATCGGTGTTATATAGTCGTTCAGGAGTGTTTTGTAGGCTGCATTCGCAGCATCGTCTATAGTGCCACCAGTAATCAAAGTAGATATCTTATCATACAGACTTGTACCTAAATAATTCTGAATATGAATATCTTGGCTTACCTCGATGAACTGAATAAACTTATCAGCATCTACAGACCCTCCCACAAGGGATTTTCTTCTTAGGTCGTTAGTCGTTATGAACAGTGCTTTCGCCATCTTCTTTCTTTTTAAATAGTGACTTTACTCGATCCATTGCAGACAGTTTTTCTCCCGTCTCCTCTTCACGTTTAATCTTAGTTTCAATATTGTCTAACTGAGTAAACTCAATAGGCTGTAGAGTAACAAAGTATAGGTTTAGGTCAATTTGGTTAAACTCCAACATAGTCTTCAAACACTCTATAATCTTTTCTTGGAATGGGCGTATAACAATGTTATCCATAAGGACAGAAGCTGTTCTAAGCTCCTCCGCATTGTTACCAAACCCTGTATTGTCTTTTATCCCAAGAAGTATCGGAGAAACAACTCTGTGACCGAGCATAATTTTCTCACGAGCCTCATCAGCAAGGAACTGATACTGTGCGTGTGCATCTGGGAGGTGTATAGGCTCTATGTCAGCTTGACGGTCTGGGTCTTCATTGAACGCTAAAATGAACTTACCTGAGTTAGATGTCCCTCCGAATTTATCTTGGATTTTGCTTTCAATTAATTGTTGAGCCTCCTCATCAGGAACTCCATTGTTGAAGTTGATTAAGAGTGATGGCTGTAGACCGTTAAGAATATTATTTATGTGGTAGTTAGATACCTCTTCTTCTAGCGAACAGTACTGTAAACATCCGTGATAATCTACAGGCGCATAGTAATAGAACCCTGGTCTATACGGTTTAATAATATAAAGTTCTCTAAGCTCATTATCTTTTCCATTGCCAAACGTAGGGATTCTCTTTGGGTTGTCGGATGGCTTGTATTCACTCCATTTAGGGTGGTAGTAATATGCTCTTATCTTTCCTTCGTCTGCTTTTTCTGCTCTTAGCGTTTCCATAGGGAAGTGCGTAAGAGAAGTAATTCTAGTCTTACTCTTATTGTAAACAACCTGAACAGCACCTTGACCAAGTAATTTGTAGTCATTTACTATCTTTTTTACCTCTTCGTCTTTCAATATCATTTTAAAACGAGCAAACATCTCAGGTTTTTCTTCGCTGTCTGTTGCGCTCAATCCTCTTCCGTAGATCATATCTACAATACCATTAATACAACAAGAGTTTGTTGGGCTGCTTAGATAATTGTCAATCAGGTTTCCAAAGTAATCGTTATCCTGTCCGTAGGTAACCCAATCATTTCTGTAGTCCTCCTTAATTTCAGGAATAGTATAACCCTGTAGGTTTACTACTCTAATTGTTCCTGTCGGTTTATTCTTTCTAGGCATATTATATTGTTATATATTTTTCTCCAGTAGGAGCAGCACTATGCTCTGTATATTTACCCGTGTTTAGTGTATGTTTTTGCGTTCTGTCGGTTTGCGCCGTAACATAAACTTTATCCCTAAACAACAGTGTAGAGCCTTGTTTAAGCTCCATAAAATAAATACTACCTTCAGAAAGTATTGAAAAGGTGCAAGGGATACTTATATAGTTACCATCAATGGTTGAGGTAAGGCCCGTCAAGGTTTCCGTTTCGCCAGTTCCATCTCTTTTAATAACTAAAGTAAGATCACTAGCCTCGACATAAGTTCTTGGTATAATCTTAATTATTTGCTCGTCAGTAGATGGAAGTAATACTTTCATATATATATAACTTAAAGGAGCGTTATTTGTTTACAAAAAAGCCCCACCGTAAAGGTGAGGCTTATTGCGTTTAAGAACCTACTATGTTTAAGAATTAGTTCCTTCTACTATAGTCGCATTTGTGGCAGTTCCAGCATATGGGTCTCCAGCAGTTGGTCCGTCTAAGAAGTTAGCAGGAGCAGTTTCCTGTGCGGTAAAAGTAAGTGTGTATCCGCTAAGGTCTCCCATAGCAGCACCAGTTACGATTGTACCACCAGATACGTCAGCACCGTGTTCTAAACCTACCATCATTACATTACCGTTGTAATCTTCAACGGCAATATGAGGTCGACCAGCAGCTAAAATTTTAATTTCTTTGTGGTCTTCTTTGCTTAATTTGTGTAGGGTTAGGTTAAGTGTTTGCTCATAAAAAGAAGTTCCATTCTCACGAGAAGCATTGATACTTTGCTCAAGAGAAGAGTTTCCTTTTACGTCATATTTATAGGCATCAAAAGTTCCTGAAAGAGTAGCAATTTCGTAATCTCCATTAGGAGCATCTGTATAAGATACAGTTCCGAGATCACCAAAATCAGTAAAATAAACAGCTTTTATACCGCCTACTACGTCTTTACAAGGTTCTTTTCTACCTCTAGTTAAATCACAAGCCATAATTATTTAAGTATTAAAAAAAGGGCAGGTAGGCTCTAAGGCTTACCTACCCTTTTTAGATTAATGTTTCAGTTTATTAAGAATAAAGAACGATATCAGAACCAATTCCGAACTGTACACCTGCAGTATAGCGCATAACTACACGAACATTTTGTGAACCATCGATATCAGCCATATCAATCAACTTAACTTCGTTTCTGTCATCTAATAGACCTGTTCCGAAGAATAAGTTAGATTTCTGAGCTGCAACAGCAGTGTTGTCAGCAAGTCCTTTAGCTACAACTATGTTGATACCTTCGAAAGAAAGTTGACCACCGTTGTACCACTGAGAACCTTTGTTATCTGTACCTGCACCACCTATAGTAGCAACGAATCCACCAAGCGAACGAACGTAAGCTCTTGCGATGTTAGAAGATACATATAAAGTTAAGTCTTCTTTTCCGTAGACAGAAGTTGGGATAGCATCAACGACAGCACCTAATTGTGCGATTACGTTAGATGAAGTTACAGCTGCAGCAGCAACATCTACAACAGTTGCATCGGCAGTAAGTAGAGTTTCAAAGCCATCGAAAGACCCTTCTCCAGCAGCACCACTCCAGATAGAAGTTTCAGTTGCTTTAGCAACTTCAGCAGCTACTTGTCCGATTACGAAATCAGAGAATAATGGAGGTAGGTTATCAAAAGCAGAATAACCCATCTGAGCAGCTTCCCAGTCAGAGTGTAATTCTTTTTTACAGATTTGTAAGTTTACTTGCAATTCAGCAGGAGTAAGCACTTTTTCTGTAAGTGTCATTCCTGAAGTTGTTGCGTCAAAATCGCAGTCCGCAGAACGAACAAGATTTGAAAAAGCACCTACTTTCATAGCTGCCTTATATTTTACGTTAGGCAGAATAGTAATAGTACCTTGGTCTAAGGTATCAGCAGATAAAAGTGCAGCAGCTAAATACTTGCCAGCAAATTCGCCTGCGTATGAACTAGTAATAGTTGGATTTGGCATTTTATTTTATTTTAATTGTTTGTTATTTTTGACATTACTCTGTCAAGGGTTGATTTACTTCTATTTTGTGCAAATAGGTGTGTTGGTTTCTTAGACACCTCTGCTTCTGGACTGTGAGATAATGGCTCCACAGCAGGCTCTTGATTTGATAGTTCAGTTGGAACTTCCAATTCTTCTTCCTTCTGCGCAGTAAGTTCTTCAATCATACCTTTTACTTCAGCCATAGCTTTAGCAAGGTCTTCTTTGGTAACATACATATCCGTTTTATCTTCTTCTTCCACTACTTCTTCTTTGACTTCTTCAGTTTCTTCTAGCTCTTCAGTCATTTCAACTTCTTCAGTTTCTTTAACTTCCTCAGCAGCGTCAACTTTGATGTCTTTAACTTCCTCAGACAATTCTACTTGGTCCTCAACTACAGGAGCTTGCTCTTCAGCAGTCTCTTCTTTAGTTTCAGTACTAAGTAAAACGTTCTTGAATCGTTCTACAATTTCGTTAGCTTTCATATACGAATTAATAAGGTTAAACAATAATTAACTAATTATTTAACTTAATAATTATATGTTTGTTGTATTTTTAGGAAAGGTCCCAATTATTATCTTCAGCCTCCCAGTTTCTGTTTATATTCTCCCAAAAGTTGGAAGTATCTTCTACCAAACTTATAGATCCTATACCTTGAGCAAGAAGCGATCCGTCACAGCATTTTCTGCTATATGTCCTTCCGTCTTGACATAAACAACCTCTACGCCCTCCTACAGGGCTAGAGTTTGACGGTGTTACAAACCTTCTTCTTCTCATTTGCTTGATTTAGGATGCTTCTTTGGTAATAAATCGTAATCTGTAGTATATTTTGCATTCTCAGGACGACCATTCTTGACTAAGTACATAAATGCATTCACTCTTGCGTGCGCCCATTGAGATGCTGACTTAACATTTGGAGAATGGGAAGTATTGAACGCCCCTAAACCTCTCTGAAATACAGAAGATAATACTCCTACAGTCACTCCGTAGCCTAGTTTCTCTTTGTACTTCTCGTTAAACTCGTCTGCTTTCTTTTGAAGGGATGCACGGTCTTTTTGGGAGACCTTAGCACCCGTCTTTCCTGATGCATCACCTTTTGCGGACCCCTCACCCTTTGGTCTAGGGTTCGGAGTGTCCGATTTGGGAGCTTTAGGAGAGCTTTTTATGCCACCTTTTGGTCCTACCTCTGCTAGATTGTGCTTTTCACAGGGCATATACCAGGTTTTGCCCTCAAATTCGTGCGTATGATGTCCTTCGCATCCAATGTCTTCAGCAGCTTTCTCTGCAAGTTCTTTTGTTGCGTATGCAAGCCTGTCATCTATTACAGCAGTGTTCTCATCAATAACCATAGATGCAAACTCGCCTCTTCTGAATTGTTTCATCTTACGGATAGCCCAATTAACACCTTCAGTACCTCCCCAACCAAGCCAAGCAACATATCCCTTATCTTTCCAAGGCGTTCCTCTTAAGTCTGGGTCTATAGTAGCGTTTCTTCGGTGTCTGTTGAATGAAGCCATTCTAGCTATTGTTGATCGGCTGATTTTTTGATTATTAGCGAGCTGATTGGCTCTTCGCCAGCCTACCCTGGTCATTCCTTTCACCTCATCACGACCATATCTATTCCTCCAATCAAGGACCTTACGTGCGTTTTCTCTAGCACCCTTAGGATAATCATTATAAGTGCGTAATTCAACGTCTAAAGCCTCTGTAAGCTCTTCTATGAGTGATAACGCCTCTAGTTCTTCTGCTCCATACTCAGGAAGTTGCTCTTTAGGTCTTTCCATAGCATCAGCGAAGTGTCCTTCAATGCTGAAGCCCTTTACTTTTCCTGTTTTAACGTAATCTGACCATACTGAGTCGTCATACACCTTCATAGAGACCATCCAAGTGCCATTAGGCAGGTCAAAGCCGTATTTTCTTGACTTATCTTGATTTGTGTCGTCTATAATCCAAGATTCTACAACAGATAAGCCATCTAAGTCTCCATCGTGTTCTAAAGTAGCGTTGTTTTGATATCCTTTAGTCAGGAAAAGCTCTGAGGCTTTTCTGACGGTATCTTCAGAGAAATAAATGTAGTATTCATCATCTCCGCTTCTTCGGTATATCTTTTTATTAGGAATTAGAGCAGGACCCATAAGAATCTTTTTCTCTTGATCTACTTCTGCTAACTTTACCTCTTGAGAGCTAAGCATAATGAAGTCCTCTTGTATTGCAGGGTCGTCTACGATTGAAATAGCGTCTATTCCACTGATTTCATTTTCCTCGTCAATTATAAGCTCGATTACTTTTATTTCTTCCATATATAAATAACTTATTAAGTTGCTTTTTGTTCTTATCCGAATGATGCGGTGTTAGTTATATTCCTATCAAGCTCTTGTTGTGTTGATATATCTTTTCCGACAACAAACGCTTTTATTGGCTTGGCTTGTTGACCAGCAACAGTTTCTGCTAATTGAGAAGTCTGTGAAGCACCTACTACGTTGAAGTCTGGAGCCTCAATTGTTCTACCAGAACCTGCACCGCCACTTCCTGCTCCAGCTCCACCACCAAGTGCCGATGGGACAAATTGCTGTCTAGCAATCGCAGCGACATTAGCAAGACCTAGTGCAATAGCTGTAGCCTGAGCTATTTGCGCTCTAATTGGAGCGCTTGGATCTCCAATTATAAGTTGAGAACCATAAGCTAAAATACCCGTTCTATATGTTTCAGATAGAGCAGAAGCAATGTTCATTGCTTTTTGTATTTTAAATTGTCTTTCAGCTAATTTATCTCTCTTCTTTTGTAGGTTTTCTTCGTTTCTTTCTATTTGATCATTTATGCCTTCTCTTTGCCTCGCAGATAAATCTTCATTTTTCAACCTCTCTTTTAATTGGTTGTTCATTAAAACTGTCTTTCTCTCTTCCCTAGATATTTCAGCATCAAAGAACGTATCTCCAATTTGAGCAACAAACTCTAAGTTACCCATAAGATTATCTAACTTAGCTTCTCTTATGGCTTGGTCAGATTCTATGTTTATTTGCTTAAGTTTCTCTGTTTGCAGATACTCTAATTCTATTATTCTAGAGTTATACTCTTCTTGAGTTATGACGCCAGCATCAAGGGCTTTTTTCTCCTTTTTCTTTCTATCGTCAATCATCATATTCACACCGTTAGACCTTTGGAATCTTTCGTTGTCGATTTGATCTATTAAATCTATAGACTGAGCAACAGTTAAGGCATCCATCTGTTTTGTCCACCACCTGTTAAAGTCATCTATAATCTTCCTAGATTTACCACCCTTTTTGAAGTCCTTGAATATATCTAAACTTTTACCTCTTAATGACTTAAGTAGGTCGGCTATTTCTGTATCAATCTCGCCTATATCTCCTTTTAAATTTTCTACTTCATCTAAACCTAAAGCACCAACAAGACCACCACCACCTCCTACAACACGACCTGCTGCGTTTAATGTGTTTATGAACATAGAATACTCACTACCTAATTCTTGGCGCAGTTTATACTCTAATTTTAACTTGTCACTATTTAATTCAGTAAGTCTATCTAAAACAGCTCTAACTTCAGCTTGCTCTAAGAGCTTGTCTATATTTTTATCCAATAACCTAGTTGACTCTGATGTAAGTTGATTATTAGCATCTAGTTCTACGTTTAAATCACCTGTCTCCTTTTTAACTTCTGCTATTACGTGCTTTTTCTCTTTTTCGGATATAGTTGAATCATTAAGCACCTGTTGATATGACATTAATTTAGTAGCAGATTCACCAAATTTATTTCCAAGCCTATCAATTTCATCTACAGCTTTTTTTGTACTTCCAGCAAAGTAATCTAATGCAGCTAATGCGGCTTGAAACGCTAATACAACACCAAGAGGTCCTGCTAATTGTGTTTTAAGTAGCTTTATTGCATTTGTTAAACCGCCTGTAGTAGATACAAGGGTAACAAATAAAGTAGATAACTGCGATAAGTTGTTAGCAACACCTCTAATACCATAGGGCATATCCGATATGGTCCTACCTACTTCCGTAAGGGTGGCCCCTGCAAGGCCAGCCTTAGACATCATATCTAAGTTTTTCTTACCAAGGTTATCTGTAGCTGTACTAGCCTGTACGGTAGAAGCCTTTACTTTGTTTAATGCAGTATCTAAATTTACAAAACCCTTAGTAAGCCCATCTACACTAGCTTGAGCTTTACCGTCTATTACTTTTATATTAATTAAGTATTCTGATTGTGCTGCCATCTTTTTGTTTTATTAAGTGCTTCTTTTATTGTCCTGGGTGCTTGGTACTTTCCTTTGGCTATGTCAATATGAGGTGACATACCATAGTAATCATCTAATTTCAATAAGTCTAAAATATCCTTTATCATAATACGTTTAATAATTCTAGTTTAGATTCACCTGTTCTCAAGTTCGTGTCTATTGAGTTTATAGTGAATACCTTGTCTCCAACTTGAAATCTATCATTCATTTTGTAGTTAAGTAATATACTATTTGGCAAATGTGCTGTTAGTTTAAATATTCTTTTCTTAGCATTAAAAGCATCTTCGATATATGTTTGGTAGAATTTGCTGAATAACGAACTTGTTTCTCCAGAGTAATCTATAAGATTCCACTCATCCACCTCGTTATCGAAGTTCAAAGTAAAGGCAGGTTTTCTATAAACCTTGTAATCTTCACCAGAAACAAATATGTCTAAGTTTAATGATAATGTTGTGTTGCTATCAACAGCAGTAACCAAAGCTAAAGTTGAATCTGTGGTGTTTGACACAAAATCCCCCACCTCAACTGTTGACAAGAAGTTCTGACTACTATCGACAAGTTTATTCGTTGTTGTCGAAGTTGTTGTGCCTGACTCTAACGCTGAATTGTAGCTTGGATTACTACCACTTTCATTTGTATTAGACGGTCTCCAGTAAGTTGAAAGAGCTTGGTGTGAAGTGCCAGTCCAATTTATATATCTAAAAGCACTTGATATAGTTGTGTTTATTCCATAAAACAACATTGGCTTTGTTAAAATTGGCTCATAATTTCCTGTCTTTGGGTCTGCTTCGGGTTGTGGTTTAAAGTTTTCTCCTGCCGAATACCCCCATTGAATGTCTGTTGGTATTCCAGCAGCTAAACTAGATGTATCATCATCAAATAACCTCTCGAACTTGAAGTGTTCAAATGGAACTTTGACATTATATGGTTTACCCCTATCTACTCCTTCTGGTCTAAACTCTTCATCTCCAAACTCACTATTAAACGCCTCGCTATGTCGCTTCATTAACAGCGTCTTACCCTCTTGGTAGTTAAAGTTTATTTCGCTAAATGGAATTGTTGCATCCACATTAGTCCCTGTAGAATCAACATACTTTGTTATGTCATATACATTTGATGGATATGCATCTGAACTTGCATCTGTGGGAGTGTAAAACTCATCTAACTTCATCACCTTTATTTTGCCAAAATTAGGACTATTCATATCATCAATAAAGAAAGCGGTAAGATTAAACATATTAAATAACCCAGAGAGAAAGTCTATTATTTTCATCTTAGGAACTTCTTCGCTTATTATCACCTCGCTTTGTGCGGTAAGTACGCTTGGGTTACAATCAAGAGCCTGACTTCTTGTTGGGGAGCTTAAGAAGTCAAACATAGTAAGACTAGGGGTAAATAAAAACTGAGAATTTGACCTAACTATAAACTTAAATCTTTTATCATTAAAAATGGTGTCTGCTGAAAATTGTGTGTTATAAGAAACATTATTAGTTCCTGTAACATTAGATGTCTCTACCCAGAGAGAACCATCTCTATACACTTGTATTGTGTATTGAACATCTTCATATCCGCTTGAGGGAGTTATTGTGCAACTTAAACCCACAGAACCGAAAGGAATTCCAGATGATGGTATATCGGTAAAGAACACCTCTTGACCGTCAGAAGATATAGAAACAAAATTATCCCCAGAATCGTACTGCCAATCCCCAAGAACCTTTATCTTTTCCTCTGCGCTTTCAGCTCCTCCAAGCACACCCTTAGTCCTGCTTAACCATAGGTATAGATTACTAAACGCATCTGAGTCAAAGAAATCGTCATCGTCTCCTGTTACAAAAGATAAATTGTATTTCGGGCTATCTTCGATAGCATCTATAATCTCACTTACCTTTATAGCTGGCTTTAGGTCTGTATATTCTAAAGCTAAATTTGAGTTATTACTTCCTCCTCCTGTACTTTGAAAATGAAGGTTTCCATCAAGACTGTGTCCTCCGCTATTTCTTGAGTCAAAGTAAAGTCTTTTAGTGTGGCTTATTAACGGATATATAATCGAGGTAGTATTTCCGCTAAAGTTAACACCAGTCGTGAGACCATCCCTAACTTCATCTGTTCCGTAAGAATGGTCAAATTGAGAGAAGTTAAGCTGATTTAATTCATCATCACCTAAAGAGTCTTTTAGTGTAACGGTATTACCGAAGAACGTAATATTATATGAAAAGGGTATGTTGTCCTTCATTTTAACACCATTAAGGAATATCTTTCCTTGCCTAAATGGTATATAGTTTATATCTATTATTGCATCAACCTTTTTTCTAGCATCAAACGCACCTACAGATATATTGTAATTATAAAAATGCTTAAATATTTTATTGTTCTTCTTTGACGCTGGAAGCGTAAAGGATTGAGAGAAGTCAGTAAATATCTTAGAAACATCCCTTATGTCCTGTATCTTAGATGTTACAGTTATAGTTTCATCTTTAAATAGGTCAACCTCTTGAAAAGTGCCATCAGAATCCTTTATGTACAATAAAACTTTATTCATTATCTAACGTTGTTTATTACACTTGAAGTATGGTCAAATTCAATAGTGTATTGAACTAACTTGTCGTTTACAGATGTTTTGAATCTTAGTGATTTTGTAGATGGTGTAACAGGGTGAGTTACACTTCCTTGAGTTAGCCATACATACTCACTAAGCATTAACTCTTCTATCGCCTCATTGTATTGTTCTGCAACAAAGGGCGTGTTTAGTGTTGTTTTCTTTGTGGCATTAGTATTAAACTTCTGCATCTGATGGTCGGTACTACTGTAATTAGTATTGGCGTAGTCAAATATATTTCTCTTGTAGCTTTCGCTAGTCGTGGTTATATCTTCTGATGACTTATGGAAGAAGTACATCTCTTGTAACGCACCGAATCTATTTAGAAAAGTAATCTTAGATGAACCAAACTTTGAATCACAAACCCTGTGTATTGTAAATGTAACTAAAGGACTTCCTGTTTGTACTGTTGTTGCTGTTGTTGATATAGACGCCTCCCCTGAACCAACATTAATAGGTATATAACTAGCTGTATTAAAAGGTAGGTAAACGTCTGTATTTGTTTGTATTGGTCTTCCCGTGTTTCCTATAAATGGATTTACTCCTGTTGTGTCATCCCCCGATATGTCGGTAAACAATCCATAACCGTCATATCCTGTATCTATGACTGGGCTGGGGTCTAATGAAGTTTCTGTACCTCCACCATTAGCCTCAGTATATGAAAATCTTTGTGTAGAAATGGTTATTGTTGATGCCGGGGGACTTTGCCCAAAAGCGTGTTCTATATAATCTCTACATAACTCCGATATCTCAAAAACAATCCTGTTGTTTATAGCGTTCTTTATTATTGTGTATCTAAGCGTACCATCAATAGTTATGGTTAGCTTTGCGGAAGCTCCACTACTTACAGTTTTGTACTGAGGTGAACGTAGTAATATCTTTGCCATAGTTTTTTGTCTTACTTAAGATTTGGTATTTCTCTCTCTAATTGTTCTTCTAGGTCTTTTAGGTATGCCTCACCTATTCTTCTTGATATCATATCCTGTGACTTAAGGAATGATTTAGCGGAAAAGTTTATCCCTTGATAACCTCTAGCCATTAATGTTTTACTTACGGCAAAGGCAAATTGCCTTAACGACCTATTGTTCTTTGGTACAATCCCTCTAATAGAAGCCCAACGAACCAAAGGTTGTATAGGAACATACTTACCAGGACTTCTACCTAAATCCACATTAGATGAGTAATTGTATCCCTCTGCAGATCTAGCTTCATTCTTAATACCAATACCCTGTTTAGTCGGTTCTGACTTAAAGGAATTTCTCAGCGTACCACTAGCAACTTTATCTTCTGCGCTTATTTGGTTAACCATATCTTGGATAAGCTCATTAGCAATACTACGTAATGTTCCTTGTACATTAGGTCCCATCAGCAAATACTTATATCGTTATTAGGGAATGATACTGCGATATTGAGAGACCAGCCTGCAAGCTGGTTCTCAAATCTATCTAAAAACGGTTCTGCAGATATATTGCTTTCCACCTCAAAAAGCTCATCGTAAGCACTTCCCCTTCTCAGGTCTGACACTAAGATGTTGGCTTCCGCCAACAGAGTGTTTAGGATATCTTGGAGGTTGTTGTTACTGTAAAATTCGTCTTCTGTGCTTGGGTCCCTGTTGTCATCTACTATATCGAGCAATATAAGGTTTATTCCCACCTCAAGTTTATGTTCCTGAATAGAGGTGTTTCCTAGCCCAATATGGGCGATAGGGAATATACTTGTCTTGTTGAGGTCTATATCAAAAAAGTCACCAAAAGATACTGTCTGTATGTTAGGGGAGGACCTTAACTTGCTCTTTATTTTATCTAACACCTGATATACTGTTCTCATTGCTTATATGCTTTTTTTATTCTTTCTGCTTCTAATTCATTTTTCTCTTTCTCGAACTCTAGCCACATTAAACATTGGTGGACTCCGAGTTCTGTAACTTCTTCAAATCTTCTGACATCCCCTTCAGCAAGTGCATAGACTGATTGATACCATCCCCACTTGACTCCGAAGGATTGTCCAATTCCCACTTGAGCTTCTCCAGAATTTCCTGATCCAAAAAGTGCTTCGTAATTCTCGATAATTCTTTCCCTAAATCGTAAAAAAAAACCATAGCACCTAAAGCAACAGTGATGGGTGAGTCCTTCATTATTTCGGAATACTTGTCCGACCCCTTGTAAGGTTCTATATCATAGAACTCCCCTTTTCCAACAACTATAGGGCGGTACAATACCGACATAGCTTTATGCATAGTACCCCAATCTGAAACATACTTTTCTAAATCTATATATTCCCCTAAGGACATCTCATCCATATTCGGCATAAAACCAAATTCAACAGTATCTCCGTTTGGATCAGTCATTGTAAACCGTCTTTGCAGTTTAGCCTTTTCAGACATTAAACCCAATACGTGGGTTACCACGCCATCTAATTCTTTCAACGGAAGGTTATAGGCTTCCTTTAGACTTACACCGCAAAATATTTCAAGTATCTTAGCTCGTATAAAATCCTCTGCTAAATCTCCTTCAGTATCGTTTACTATCTTAGCGTACTTCTGGTATTTCCACAGTGGAATATCTGCCTGCGTTGCAGGAACTTTAAGCTTTATTTCTTTACTCATATATATATAACTTAGTTTGTCTATATTTGTACCATAGGCAATTTGTTATAAATATAACAAAATAATAAACAAAAACGTACAACAAATCCAAAAAAAAACAGTTACTTATACGTAGTATCCGTGGCTACGGTCAAAGACGTAGACGCGGAACGCCACTGAGCGATACAAAAGTATATATGATATCGTATCTTACCGTATAAGGTGGTCTTGGGGTAACTCTATTCTTTTCTCAAATTTAGTATAATACATATATATACAGATGTCTACGTCCGCATTTGGGGATGCTACCGTAAACATCCATTTAGGAGTGGGCTTAAGTCACTTCTATTTCGGTTGATTTGATTAAAGGTGGGTACTTACCCCCACCACCATTCATTTTACGTTAATACAACTTTATTTCGAAATATCCTAATATTTCTGTACTTATTTATCGGCTTTATTTAAAAAGATATTCGTATCTTTGCACCTTTTTTTGGGGTGTAATAGATAAAATTGATGGGAAAGAAGAGGCGGCATAATTCTAATTGATACCTATTTTTGATATTCAGCTACTTACATTTTTTTAGTGCTAAGATATAGGTATAAAAAAACCCCCCAATTGGGGGGGTTATATTACCAGAATAGGAATGCTCCGTGTGACTTATATCCGTGTTGTTATTCTGGAATAGTTACTAAGCCCGTGCCAATTTTTATTTGACCTATGACGTTGCAAATAGCGTCTTGATCATCCAGGCTTAGGCCTGTCTTGTTTAGTTTTTCAATAAGGGCATCGCATATGAGCTGTTGGTTCTTTGTTAACCCGCCCCGCCTTAAATTTTCGAATAGTATATTTTGCATTTTGTTTTATTTTTATAGTGAACCAATATACAAGGCAGCCATAAAGATAAGTCCACCCAATATAAACAGGAATATATTTTTAAACGTGTTCATAATTATATACTTGATAAAATTACTAAAGCACCGCCAAAAGTTACGATGGCATAAATTGCTGCA